TGCTCTGTCAAATGGTTCTCCGTTCTCGTTCATGAGTGATGTTGCCATGATGCAATATCCGTCCTCAAGACCTGCAAACTCCTCAAGGATATATGTCACAAGCACTCTCACGGTGCGTCCTGTGTTCTTTCCGTCCTTGAACTCCATCATCTCAAGGATGTCGCCTTTTTTATAGTCTCTGTCATTCTTCCGGAGTTCAAATGTCTTTTCTCCGGATGCAACCTCCTCAAAAAATGTCGCTCCCAGTTTAATGTGATGCACTTTCTGACCGTTCTCCTGTGTGTCTGACGGGAGGTTGTTCATCTTCTCCTCCTCTGCCTGTTCACGGAGTTTCTTTTTTGTCTCACGGTCGATTGCATCCTGCTCCTCGTTATATCTCTGCTCCTCGGTCTTGTAAGCCTCTGCACGGTTCTTGTACTGGTCGCATGAGGTACATGTTCCGGTCTTTACGTTGCAAGTCTCGTATTCGGTGCAGGAATAGCAGATTGATGTGATTCCCTCCGGATGCGGTGTCTCATAATCGTCGCCCGCTTTCTTTTCCTCCGGAGGATTCATGCTGTTTTCTGATGACTGCTGCCCTGCTGTGTCTGAATCTGACACGGTGTCCTGCTGCCCTGCTGCATCCTGCTCCTGTTTCTGCGGTGATTTCATGTCCTTAATTTCCGTATAGGACAATTCTCCGTTTTCCTTGTATTTTGCAAGTGCCTCCTGCTGCATCTCCGGAGACATCCCGCTCAACTCATACGCTGCGGAGAATGTGAGACGCTCGTTGTTGAGTTCCTCCCGAAACTCCGGAATCAGATTGTTGTTGACGCTCTCAATCTGTGCGATCTTGGTCTTTGACATCTTGAGCATTGAGGCGATGACATCACGGAGGCGACCGGACTGGAGGTCATATCCCTTGATTTTCTTCCCGTCCATTTTCATACGCTCAAGACACGCTTTGAGACGCTGTTCCTCCTCAATGACATCCTTGAGAGACTTTGTGAAATACATATCCTCACGATCAACCTCATGTTCGCACACCGGACATGTCCGAATGTCACGCTCCTCGAATCTGCATGACAACCCATTCTGTCTCCTCCGGCAATCCTCGACCGTTCCGTCTCGTCCTGTCATGAGTTGGTTTTTGCAGATGTCGCAATCATTTCCCTCGTTGAAATATTTCATTTCCTGCATCCTGTTTCCTCCTGTGGAGGCTCTCTCGGTCTGTTCATGACCTCGCCTCTGTTCCGGCTGAATTTACCGTGTTGTGTCTTTTCGCCTTAAAAAGTCACCGAAAACCTGTCATCCAACTATGAACCTTTTAGCAAGTTCACCCGCTGCCATGTTTCTCACGGTATTCCGACGCTGTCTTTCGGCTTGCCATCGTCAGAGCGTCGGTCGCCATCCGGACGCTGACGGGGTGACTGCTGCCCCGTTTCGGCTTTTAGTGTGTACCTGCGAATCTTGGGAGAAAAAATCCGAAATCCGTTGCCGGAAACTCTCCTCGTTTTATATTGTTTTGAATACCACAATAGTCATGTGCGAAATTGAAATCATCTGCTTGCAACCAGTCATCCAGTCTCATGTTGAATTTCTTGTCTGCACTCTCGATGTCCATTAGTGCTCCCATGCGATCACCTGTATCAATTTTCATTCTTTCTGCTCTCTCGCAGATTTTCACATATTTCAAGTATCTTTCTTTTTCCATTTCCATTCCTCCTATTCTTATAAAAGGGCAACAGTGCTGTGTCCTCTCGCTCGGTTGATTCTTCCACTTAACGGTTTCTTGGAATAGGGGTAAAGTGCTGATTGGTTCAGCCTGTCCGCTTTCTTCAAATAGTGCGGTACACTGTGCTTTCTTGCCCTACCGTTCCTGTTTTCTTCAACTACTTTGACGGGTCATGTTTATTCTTCACACGCTCTATCTGCTATCCGGCAGCCTGACCACCATGTCACTTGCGTGTAGCCCTATCGCTTCACCCGTTCTTTCCTGCTTTCTGTTGTCCTTGAATACATAATATTCGTCTTTGACAACTTTGTCAACAGTTTTTTGTATTCTTTGAATACTTTTCTATTGCTTTTTATTTTGACGAGTGTTATCATTCATTGAAAAGGAGGTGATTTTGCATGACAGAAAATGAGCGTGTGAAAGAAGTCCGAAAGACGCTCAACCTTACTCTTGAAAAATTCGGTGAGCGTATTGGTGTGACAAGAGGTTCAATGTCGAACATTGAAAATGGAAACCGCAACCTCACCGAACAGATGACAAAATCTATCTGTCGAGAGTTCGGTGTTGATTATATGTGGTTGACCACTGGAGAGGGAGAAATGTTCGTCGAGACCGACGATGACTTTTTTGAAAGAATCGACCGCATCATGGCGGGTGAAAATGAGACCCGCAAAAATATGATAAAAATGCTCTTGTATGCCTCGGATGATGACATCAAGGCATTTGACAGACTTGTTGATTATTACATTTCATTGAGAGAGGAGAAATGATGAAAAAAGCATCTGAATTATATTCTCTCACTCGTCGAGAGTTGATTTTGCTTGAAATGTTTAACATGCTTGATGACGAGGAACAGGTTCAGCGTTTGTGTAGTCTTTCCGGTTATTTGCTCGGACGCAAAATCTTGTCGGAGGACGATTCGATGAAATACCTGCGTGAAATAAAAAAAGACTGACAGTCTTTTTCAACTGCCAGTCTCATGGGTGTACAGATATAAAACGAATTTGTATATCCTCTTGAGGACTTTTTCGCTTTGTATCTTACCGACTAACTCAATGATAGTCTCTTTGTAATGCAAGGGAACACCACCCCTTTCCGTAGTACAGAATAGCACATTTTTCCATAATTGTGGAAAAATCGGACATCATTTCCATAATTGTGGAAATATCTCCCCGAACGGACGACCATTCGTCACATCATGCTATAATAATTTTATTTGTACTCGGATTCAAACAGGTCTGTGATTCTGACCTCCAGTGCAATCGCTATCGTTTCAAGTTGAAACAATGTCGGTGACACCTTACCGTTTTCGATGTTGTTGAGCGTCGATTTTCCGATTCCGGATTTCTTCGCCAACTCCATCAATGTGAGACCTTTTGCGGTTCTCATTTCCCACAAACGAATTTGCATCCTGTCCACCTCCTTTCACAATGAAAAGAGTACAGTATGCGTTATTCACTTGTAGAATGGAGGTGTTTTCATGAGTGAACTTTTGAAAAGCATGACAACGAGAGTTGTCGGAGTGTCATTTGATAATGATGACGGAACAAGCAGACAGGACATCATTTCCGGCTTGTCTGTTGGAGAG